TGTTATCCATCTTACCATTAAGTGCTGTTATGTCTTTCTTCATTGAGATTATTTCTTCTTTCACTGTCATTAGAATGTAGTTGTTTGAATAGTTAAATTCATATAAATTGAAGAACCTGAAGTTTCTTCTTTTATCATTGCAAATAAAATATCTCCATCTGCTAATCCTGATGTAGTTATAGCAGTTTCATCCACTCTAATCAACTTACTACTACTACTTAAACCTGTTACACTAAACTCATCAATTACAATAGGAGTAACATTAGTAGTAACACCCTCTACTGGAGTAGCTTTACATATTGCAACTGTTACAGTATTTCCACCACTACTTGTAATCCACCCACTAACACTTACAACCTCAGCAATTTCAGGTATGATATTACCTTGACCAATACCAAATAAGCTAGATGGTGATAACGCTACATCAACTGAGGTACTACCATAATCTGCATCCATTAGAAAAGGAGATTGAGGAGATGGTAGAGCCGAGCCATATATGTAGTTTAAAGCACCTGTAAGAAACCCTTGCATTTTATAGTTAGTAATACCCATAAGAGCTTTATTCTGCCAAACTAAATTACCATCAGTTGCAGTAGGAGATGTTCCAATATTCTTACTTAACACAGTATTATTAGTAGCATTTTCAAATCCTTTTGGATTGTGCCTATTAATATCAGTTAAGTTCTTATGTTCGTTTGCAGCCATTTATTTATTTATTAACAGAAATCTCTCCAACTAGAATAACCTCTAGTGGGTCGTGTATATATGCTATCATACATTATTATTCCGTGATTCTTATATGTACTTGTATTACAAGGTGCATTAGCAGTATACGTAGGGTAGTCAGCACTATTATCAGAGTCTTTTAAGTACTCAATCATATCCTGCAAGTATATCTCTGCCTTTCTATATGTATCTTGCTTATAAGCGTTTAATTCTGAAGGGTCAATTATAGTAGCAAACTCATCAATATTATGAACGATACCCATACTACCACTATTACTCTGTATCTCATTTATAACCTCAAACCTTACAAACCAGCATAGTACTCTAGTTAAGAAATCATCCATTAAGGTCTGATTAGCAGCAGTTAAAGTGCCATCATTATTCTGTGTCTTTAATTCCTCATAAAACTTCTTTCCAATAGCAGTCTTTAGATGTGCTAATTCAGAAAGTAATATTGTATTGTCAGAGATTAAGTAAGTATCAGTATTAGCATTAGTGAAACTATTACTTATAACCTCTGCTGCTGTTACTAATGGTATGTATTGATTTGTGTTAGCCATTTTATTCTTCAGTTGTATTAGGTTCAACATCAATTAACTCTGCGTTCCTGTCTTCTATAAGTATATCACCATCATCAAGCATTGGTAAGTCCTCATCTAACAATCTTCTTTGCTCGTTAATAGTAAGTACTTTAGTAGGGTCTATCTGAGTAGCAAAACTAATTGGTGGCTCATAATGTATAAGTAACTCATTAGGTAATATACCCATCTCATCATACAAGATAGTCTTAATACCATTCAATAGTAAATCAGATGTATCTTTAATTACAGTAGTCATTGCTAAGTCATAAGCAATTCTAATCTCACTACCTGTATTATTCATCTTACCACTAGAAACTAAACCACTTAGTGATGGTTGCCATCTATGAGCAGTAACAATGTTCTGGTCAGTTATTCTCTGTAAATCTAACCAACTACCATCTTGGTCATCTTTTATGATAGAAACATTAGCAGCAGAAGTATCTCCATTCTTAACGATAAACATTATCTTACCATTATTCCCCTCTCCAACAAACTTCTTTTGTGCTTCATCTACCAACTTCTTTGCTTCTTCTTCACCCATATCCCCACTAATCTCTACGATAGCAGATGGTTGGAAGCCATTCTTAAATTTTGTATGATTCCACTTACCAATCTCGTAATCAACTGCAATATGCTCTAGTGCTGCAACATAATCAGGTAATCCATAAAATGAGAAAGTAGGCTCGTAATCTTTATATTGCATAATAAACCTATTATTCTTAACTTCAGGATAGATAGGTATTACATTCAATTCATCTTTCATTGTATTGTACTTAGCCCAATCAGGGTGTACAAGTGCAGATTTCTTATTCTTAGACATTCTAACAGTAGTTGCATCTATATGGTATAGATTAACACCTCCATCATAAATAACACCCTCTAAGTAAGCGTTTCCAAATGTATAGTAATCATCTGCTAGTTTACTAAATACTTCTCTTAAAGATTCTCCATCTGCATTTACATTCTTGATGTAGTCTTTTAGACTTTCATTATCAGTAACAAACTTTGCCCCACTCGTAAAGATAGTCTTTTGAGCAAGTACACTTCTATGTGTAGATGATTGTCTTTTAAGTTTTGCTAAGTATTGTGGAAATAAGTTGTCTGTACCAAATGGTATAAACTTAGTCCTAATCTTAGAAATATCTTGTGGTTCTTCTATGTTCTGAGGTACTGCTAGGTTGAAAACACCAAATTCAAAAGTATTACTCTTTTGAGTCTGAAGATTTGTCGCTACCTTTGTTTGACTTCCTCTTACTTTCTTTTTTTGGCTCATCTTCAGTTTTTATAGTTGATAATTTTTCTACTAATTTAGTCAATCCTAAATCTTCATATAAATATGCTAATTCTTCTTGAGATGACTTTTTAAGATTATATGTTGCTCCATTCCTAATAATAACAACATCTTTCTTTGCTTTGTACTCTGCCATAAGTGTGTATATATTTAATTTCGTGTAATTTACAACATTTTGTTCGCAGTTACACATAATCTAGAAAGATATTAATAGGAAAAGAAACTAAACTTTATTACGAAACAAGTCCAACCTAAAAATATATCTTTAATTATTATGTTGTTGTTGCAGTTAAACCATCAGTAGCAACAGCAATTACACCCGTTACAAACTCTCTAGGCATTTCAAATTGTCTTGCAGTTAAACTAATAGTAACTCCACTCTCATCTGAGTATGCTGCTCCTGAAGCAGCCTCAACACCTGCTAATTGTGCGTAAGTTTGATTACGAGTTGCATCTGATGTATTCTCATACTTTTCAGAAACTCCCAATACAAAAGCAGTATCATTAGTGTCTATTGCTATAACCATCAAACAAGAGTTAGTAATACTTTCTATTAAACTAAATTTATTATACTCTAATTTTGGTAAGAAGAAAGACAATCCACATTCAAATGAAGTTGAACCCATTTCTTTAGTACCTGTAACTGTTAATGCAGGAGTTTCATTCTTAAACTCATACACACCCCAAGTAGCAGTAGCACCATCTGTATCTTGGATACTCGTAATAGTATGTACACCTGCTGAACCATAAACAACATCATCTCCATCTGCCCAAGCTCTTATTAAAATTCTTTTTATACCACCAGTTGCTTGTAAGTCTGCACAAGTAATTGCTAGTCCTGTATCTATTGCCATTTTATTTTATGTTTTAAATTGATTAAAAGTAATTAAGAGGAGG